TACTTTTAGCGCAGTTGCGATAGTTGCAAGTTTTGTGTCTGCGATCGCGGCGGATGCATTAATGTCACCATCAACGATTGTGCCGTCAGCAATTTTTGCTGAAGTTACTGCTCCGTCAGCAATTTTTGCCGTAGTAACTGCTGAACCAGCAATTTCGTTTGTGCCAACAGAATCATCAGCCATCATGGACTGCGAAATCGTGTTTGCAGGAAGCGACACGGTTCCAGTGAAAGTTGGTGAAGCAAGCGGAGCGTATGCGTTAAGATCCGATGTTAGTGCAACGGTTCCTGTTGCATCAGGGAAAGTTACAGTGCGGTCAGCCGTTATGTCTGCGGTTGTAACGAACATTTCATACTCATTCGCTGTTGCGCCTTCAAGGGTGATTCCACCAGTGAGATATACGCTTGCAAATGAAACAGCATCTGTTGTTCCTACTGCTTGACCAATTGAAAGAGTGTGAACAGTTCCTTCGCCAGTTGTTGCTGCGGTTGAGGAAACACCTGTTCCGCCAGTAATGGTTGCAACATAATCACCTGTGGTTTGTGTTCCAAGGGCAATGGTTGCTTCAGCCGATGTGGATGCAGTGACACGACCGTAGGCATCTGTTGTTACAGAGGTCATAAATGTGCTTGTTGCAGAACCACTAGAGTTTGTTCGTGCAACTTCTGCAAGGTCAATGTTGTCAGCGTTTGTAACAATACGACCACTAGAAGCACTGACAACATTTATCGTGTTGTTGGTATTGGACAAACCAGAACCAACTTCAAACGCATAGCCAGGACCAGTTGTCTGCTGGAAGGTGATGTCATCTGTGCCGATGACATGTGCACCGTTAGTGCCTGAACCATCATTGCTGATAGCGAAAGTCTGAAGGTGGTTGACATCTCCGTTTGATACACCGATAGTTTCGTTGATCGTTATTTGACCAGCGGTAGAACCGTTGAAGTCCAATGCTCGTGTCAAAACATATGTGGCGCTAGCAGAACCTTGGGCTGTCACATTGTACAAACCATTTTGTTTTGCATCTGCTTGGTTTTTTACCAAGATTCTGTCACCAGTGGAAGCATTAACACCGTCAATTACAAGGCGGGCATTAGATGTACCAGTAAGAGTTGCACCAATACCTGTTCCGCCGTCTAAGTCAGTTGTTCCAGCAGAGTATGTAGGTGTCTGTGGAAGCACAGCATGCGTTGCTAGGTCGGCAGGACGGTGCCAGTGCTCTTCACCAAACCGCTCCTCAAGAGTCAACTCAGTAATAATCGGTGAATAAACCGAACCGTCTACTGTTGCTTCCCAAACATCGGTGGTTTCATTCCAACGGATTTGAACATTTGTTGATGATCCGCGCTCAACTTCAATACCAGCATTTTCGGAAGGTGCGCCAGAAGCATTGTTGTTCAAAACAATGATGTTGTCGTTTACGGTCAATGTTTCAGTATTCAAAGTCGTAGTGGTTCCGGAAACTGTAAGGTTTCCTGAAACGGTTACATCATTGAAGGTCACATTACTATCCGTGGCAACAGCCTGACCGATAGCAATTGTTGGTGTTGCGGTCTCACCAGAGTTGTTTGAAAGAGATACACCCGTTCCTGCAACAAGCGAAGCAACATATCCACCAGCGGTGTCTGTTCCAAGATCAATGGTGTCGTTAACCCACGCTGATCCGTTCCATTTCAGGAATTGACCGTTAGAAGCACTTGTGATTGTTACATCGCCAACTTCGTTCAAGGTTGGTGGAGCGTAATAGCCGAGAGAGTTCCACGCAGTTGAACCATTGCCAAGTTTGATCTGTAGGGTGTCAGTTTCAACACCTATTTCACCACCAGAAAGCGTAGGGTTGGCAGATGTCCAGTTCGCTGCTGTGTCTCGTCGCAGTATGATCTTTTTGTACGCCATTACGCGTTTCCTCCGTCAATTTCGTCCAACGGATCTGTACTGATCGTTGAGTTAGATGCTGTCCCTGATTCCCATACTGGTATTGCCGCCACCCGTCGCCATCTGGTTCCGAAGCGTTGAAATACTTTATTACCTGCCGTGAACTGGTCGCCGTTCGCAGGGTTAGATGGAAAGGTAACAGCCATACAGCAATAATACAGTATTATTCTACATCAAAAAGAATGGGTGTATTAAACATATATTTAAAATTAGGCTAAGTCGCCTGAGAGCAAAAATAGGTTCGCCCCAATGCAGGTTGCCGTCACCGTGGAGTATCTCACTCGTGTAGTTACTGAGTTGCTTGGGGAAACTACCGATACCGCACCAGAAACGGTGATTGATACCTGACCAGTTCCCTTTTGAACGATGTCAACTTTTTCCCCGATATTCGCATCTGTCCATGTACCCAAGTTGACAGAAACGGCTGAAGAAGAATCAAGGACGACGATGCCCCCAGTATTCGCAGATGTAACCCCATATGTGGTTAGTGAAGAATTGGAAACATTTTGGCGTGGGAACGAATTAACCCAGTTTCCGCTAACCCCGTCAAACCGCAAGGTTTGATTCGTGGCAAGATCCTCATCAATAACAACACCAACGAGTTCTGCCAGTTCAAAGAAAATGGGCTCATCAATTGTTATCTGAATCCATGCAGAACCAAAATATAGGTAAAGATTCAAACCAGAAGTGTCATACCAGAAATCACCTGTGGTTACATCAACGGTAGGAGCCGTATCAGAAGCAGTCATCCGTCGGTAGTTACCCAACGCAGTTTGAATAAATGCTGTTGTCGCAAGTGCCGTCGTATTATTGCCCGCTGTCTGCGTTATGGCAGTTGTACCAGTTGGCAGACTTGGTGTCCCTGAAAAGGTTGGAGAAGCAAGCGGTGCTTTTAGGTCTAAAGCAGTTTGAGTTGCTGTAGAAATTGGCTTGTCTTGGTCAGAAGTATTGTTAACACTTCCAAGACCAACCATCGTAGAATTTATTCCGCTGACAGTACCCGTAAAAGTCGGGGAATTAATATTTGCCTTAAGATCAATAGCAGTCTGTTGAGCGGTAGATACTGGCTTGTTGGCATCCGAAGTGTTGTCAACATTACCAAGCCCAACCATTGACTTGCTGATGCCCGAAACAGTTCCAGTAAAGGTTGGTGCATTAAGCGGAGCCTTTGTATCCAATTGTGTTTGGATTGCGGAGGTTACGCCGTCAACATAATTGAGTTCCGTTGTCGTCAAAGACGCACCGTCAAGAATATTTAACTCTGAAGCGGAAGCGGTTACACCATCAAGAATGTTCAGTTCTGCTGTAGAAAGAGTAGCACCGTCAAGAATGTTAATTTCAGCGGCGGTAGAAGTCACTCCAGTCAGATCAGTCGGTGCGATAGAGATATTTGCTGAACCGTTGAAAGACTGACCTGCGATATTCCTAGCAGTAGCAAGCGTGGTTGCAGTAGATGCATTCCCTGTCAAAGCAGCACTGATTGTTCCAGCAGTAAAGTTACCAGATGCATCACGGGCGACAATTGCATTAGCCGTATTTGCGTCAGTTGCTGTTGTTGCAGAGTTTGAAACTTTGCCAGCCGTAGCGATAGTCGCAAGTTTTGTATCAACAATCGCTGCTGATTCACTGATCTTTGCATTGGTTATAGCAAGATCATTAATTTTTCCGACAGTAACAGCAAGATCGTTGATTTTTGCTGTTGTTACACCACTATCCGCAATCATGGCGGTTGCTACTGTTCCGGTGTCAGATGTTGAAACTACATTCCCGTATGTGGTTCCGTCGTTTGTTACTTCCCACTTATCGTTTGTTTCATTCCAGCGCACAGACACATTTGCGGAAGTTCCGCGCTCAACTTCAATTCCTGCGTTCTCTGTAGGGGAATCAGTGACATTGTTGTTAAGAACAACAATGTTGTCGTTAACAGTAAGAGTTTCGGTATTAATTGATGTCGTCGTGCCAGAAACTGTTAGGTTTCCACTTACCGTCAAGTCATTGAAGGTGACATTGCTATTCGTCGCAACTGCTTGACCAATCGCGATTGTTGGAGTTGCCGTTTCTCCAGAGTTGTTGGTGAGAGTGACACCAGTTCCTGCAACAAGCGAGGCAACATAATCACCAGTGGTCTTTGTCCCAAGAGCCACAGTGTTGTCGGGAATTGTTACCGTTCCAGTGAATGTCGGCGAATTGCTTGGAGCCTTAGTATCAATCTGTGTCTGTATGGCGGAAGTTACGCCATCTACATAGTTGAGTTCTGTTGTTGAAAGAGTGGCACCGTCAAGAATGTTCAACTCTGTAGCGGATGCCGTAAGGGCAACATCCTCATTGATTTTTGGAGATGTTAGCGTTTTATTGGTTAGGGTGTCTGTTGTGTCCTTGCCGACAAGCGTGGTCGTTGCATCAGGGAGACTTACAGTCCTATCGGCAGTTGGGTCTACAACATACAGTGTTGTTTCAAAATCGTTATCTGTCGCGCCTTCAAAAATGATGTTATGTGTTACTGGAAGCAAAATACCGTGAATGACTGGTGTTTGACCAGTAGCAGTAATTGTCGGTCCATTAATTACAGGAGTAGTAAGAGTTTTGTTGGAAAGAGTCTGAGTTGTGTCTGTACCAACAACCGTTGTTGTTGCGTCGGGAAAGGTGATGGTTCGGTCAGCGGTTGGATCAACGACCGAAAGAGTTGTCTCAAATTCGTTGGCAGTTGTCCCTTCAAAAACAATGCTTCCGTTTAGATTCAAACCAGCAAATGTCGGAGTGGCGGAAGATGCAACATCTTGACCGATGGCAATTGTCGGCGCAGCACCCTCTCCAGAGTTATTAGTTACCGTAACACCAGTACCCGCAACAAGAGATTCAACATAGGAACCAACTGTGTCAGTGGACAGGTTTACCGCATCGTTAATCCATGCAGATCCGTTCCATCGCAAAAAATCACCGTTAGTTGCGCTGGTGATCGTGACATCAGAAAGTGCATCAAGCGAAGCAACAGAAAGGTTGGCATTGGCATAGGAAAGACTTGTCCAAGCAGTTGAGCCGTTACCGATCTTGAATTTGGCGGTATCGGTTTCGTAACCAAACTCGCCGTTATCAAGTGTCGGGTTGAGAGACGTCCACGCAGAAGCGGTAGTTCTTTTAAGTTGAATTTTTACACTCATGCCGCTATTCCTCCATCAAATACCGCTATCACGCCGTTGGTCACTTCAGCCTCATAGAGTTCAGGTAACAAAATGTCCCCTCCGTCTAGATCTGGAAGCGCAACAGCGCCACTTACAGTATCCCACGAACCACTGTCGTAAATGTAAAGGAGGTTTCCCACATTGTTATACCAAAGATCTCCGTTCTCTGGTGATGTTGGGGCGGTTGAAGATATGGTTACATTTGCACCACCACCACCACCACCACCACCGCCTTCTCCCGCTGATACTTGTGTCCAAGTTGAGTTGGAGCGATAGTAGAAAACGTGGTTCGTTGTATCAACAGCGAGCGCACCGTTTGGCAGGGAAGCGTTAGGGGCACCATTTGTTGTCAATGTGACCATGCCACCAGTAGCAACAAAAACATCATCCGTTGTCAGGGTGTTTGAGCCACTCCTGTAAAGATTCGTATCACCAGTGGCTGAACCTGAACCCCAAGTGATTTTTCCGCCAGCATCAATACGGATTCTTGCAACACTGTCAGAACTAACTCTTGCAGAGAGTGCCTCAGATGCAACAGTATTAAAGTCAAACCCGCGAAGCGGTGTTCCAACAAATTTTGTCATAGAAATTCAGCCTCAACCGTTTTTCAAAATATGAAACACCCCTCAAGGTGTTTGTTTTGTGAATTCTTAACCTGTTATTACAACCGTGTATGCGCCAGCGTCGGGTGCAACAGAGAAACTGACCGTAACGGTGTTCACGTTGGTTCGTACAACATCGGCGATAACTGTGTCAAATGTTGCAGAATCAAAAACTTCAGTTTGCACAAGGCGAGTGTTGAAGTTGTGAACAATTGCGAAAGATGTTGCACTTGCGTCACCAATAACTTGAGTGGTTTTGCGGGCAAGGGTTGGGGTTGTGGAAGTACGGGTTCCTGTGTCACCACCAACAGCAAGGTTTTCACGGGCTGCTGATTCGGTTGTGGCACCAGTACCGCCCTGATCAACAGGGAGTGTTCCTGTGGTGTCATCAGAGCCTTGTCCAAGGTCAATGACATTTCTGCTGAGAACACCTGCCGTGTATGTGAGACCATCACCAGCAATGTCCGACTTGATCTTGAGACCATCAGAGGTGGTAGCAAGACCAGCAATCCCTGCGTCAAGTTTGATACCAACAGCGTCCGAGGTGATTGCAAGACCAGTGCTACCACCAATCGTTACAGAAAGGACACCTGCGTCATAACCAAGACCGTCACCAGCGGCATCTGACTTGATGCGCAAAGCGTCAGAATGGATCTCAATACCAACACCTGTATTGACATTAAGAACATCGCCAGTTTTTGAAAGACCGTCACCTGCAAGAATGTTTCCCGCTACTGAGAAAAGTGAGAACGCAAGACCAGTTGTACCAACCGTGATGTCGCCATCGGTGATGAGAACCCAACCGCTGTCTGCGTTAGTTGTTCCGTTTTCAACGAAGGTGAACATGCCCGGTGTGACTTCAGCATTATTATCTGCATCAGTTGCACGAGATGGTGCACCAGTGACGGAAGCAATATAGATACCGTTTTCCGAAGCGGTACTTTGGTTCTTAACAAGAACACGGTCGCCAGCGACGAGCGTGTACCCGTCAATAACATCGCCAGCCTCAAGACCAGTAGCAATAGTGATAGGCGCTGTTGTCGCAACTTTTACGGATGCCTTGACGTCAAGACCCGTGCGAGCCGCGTCAACATATCCCTTGTTTGCAACATCTAGATCAGCAGAAGGGGTTGCGGCTTTGAAACGACCGTTACCGTCGCGCAAAACAAGAGTGTTAGCAGTTTCTGTTGCTGTTGACGCATCAAGTTTTGTTTTATCAGCAGCCGACATGACACCGTCATTGGACGATGTAGCGAGGTTTGGCTGAATCGTTACAGCACCATTGGCTTCAGAGATCGTTAGTGCTTCGGATTGATCACCAGTGCTGGTGATGCCGTGAAGCATCTTGCGCCATGCAGAACCCGTATAAACCTTGATGGTTTTTTCGGTGCTGTTATAAATTAAACGACCTTCAAAGTTGTCGGTTGAAGGATCAGATGCTAGAACCTCAAATTTACCGTTAATTAACTGGTTTTGATTGAGATTTAAATTTGTTACGAATTTTTGTGCCATTTATTTAAATCCTTACGTCAAATAAGCGAAACCAGAAAAGGGGGCTGAAAATGAAACCGTTATACTTGTGTTGCTATTATATACTACATCACCAACCACTACTGTTCCTGCACTATCCACGATGGTTACAGACGGTCTTCCGCCTAATTCGTGCGTGATGTTCCATGTGGACGAGGCGCTACTTTGGGTGTGTATCTTCCTGTCGTTGAGTACAGCGGCGTCAATGGTCGCGGAAGACAAAGCGGTAAAGAATGGCGTATCCGGCCAGCCAGCACTAGTTTTTGGACCATAAAAATCGCCAGTAAGTACGTCAATATATATGTCACCAATGTTTCCGTACTCGGATGGTTGTGCTGGCATACTAAATCACTACCTCAATTGTCCAAGGAGCGCCTTCGCCATAAGAAACATTGGTTCGTGCTGAAAGACTAGAAACACCCGGAACCGTTACAACCACAGTATTTGGCTCCTGATGGAGGATTTCAACAATATTGCGCTGGTCTTCAACTATGGCGTTGTAATCCGCGTTGCCAATAGTTATTTGGGTTACATTGCTCATCTAGTAACTTCTTTCTCTAGACGGAACTCTCCACGCAACACTTTATGAACTTCACTAGTGGAAGTTTTTACTATCTCCAAATCGTAGATACCGCTTCTCGTCAGGGTTGCGGTCAGAGTTGGTGTCAGCGTCACGGTTATCGCTCCAAGCGCTCCGTTGATGGATAAGCGACCATTGGCATTGGTTAACTCCATCAGTGCAGTGGTGGCATCAATATCGCGCCGTATTTGCATGCGAGCCGTATAGCCAGTCAATGGGAAAACCACCCCATCGGCATCCTTGATCTCTATGATGCGTTCAAAAGTTGACCCTTGGTCGCACACCATGTTGTATCTACCTGCAAGCATTGATCCTCACTCTGTTAGGGGCACGCAAAAGCCTCTACCCTTACAAGAATACAACACTTGTATCTTTAGGATTTGAAGAGTTATGCCTTTTTCTTGCTTTTTGATTGTGCTTCAACAACGGCAGTCACTACCGAGAAAAGTGCGGTTGTGCCCTTGTCACCGATTTTTGTAGATACCCAAGCCAGCGCGGTCAAAGCGATCGGCATAATTACCGCAACGATTTCTGCTGATACACCGTACTTGTTGGCGCAATATCCGATAGCGCCCAAAAGCGCACCTTTTACTGCTTGGTCACTGACATTTGCTTTAATATTCTTGTCCATTGTTTTCCTCCGTGATAGGGAATTGATATTCTCCAGAACGCATCATGTCCATGGCAAACTCCAACATACCATGTGCAAGCCATGGCGTCATTGAATCAGATATGGACAGAACTAGTTCTTGTTGTGAGTTTGAAGCCACTTCTGCAATAACAACAAAATTGGTTACAAGACCTTGAGGTAATGAATCCCGAAGGAGATCCTCAATTTCTTTATCCACAGAACTCTGAGAATTTTCCTCTTCCATGGATCCTCCATTTTAAAGTTGCTTAACTATTCTACATCAAGCAGTCAATGTGTGAGTGACAATCATCCCCAAAGGTCGTGCTGGCTCAACCAAACTTAAAACGGCAGGAGTGGACGATCCAATATCCCCAACTACTGTCCCAAAGGTTTCAGACTGTTTAGTAGTGAACGCTATGGTATTAGTTGACAGTGTGTAGTTGACTGTTCTATCCCCCGTGAGGCTTCTCCCCACAGCGCTTACCATCGCCTCAACCGTTCCAGCGTTATGACCGTAATATCCTGTTTCAACTTGCCATCTAGCGAACGAGTCAATACCTGCTGGTAGACCACCAAGGTTTGTTGCATCGTTTCCAAGAACGCTGTTCCCATCCAAAAGACTTGAAGGTCGGTCTAAGAGAAAAACACTCCAACCAACACCCTCTGTTGAAGGTTGGTATGTGATGAGAATTGGTCTTCCCCTGAACTGCGCAAGCCAAAAAAGATACGAACTATCGCATACCCGTGGATCAACCAACCTGCTTAAAGTGAATAGATTGCTATTGCTACCACCTTCAGAGGCATCCAAATACTCAAATGAGATAGTTTGATCATAAAGATCCCCAGCCGTAGTTGTGATCGCATCAACAAACCTTGACAAAGGATAAGTCGGTTCGTTAGTTGAGTAATTAGCAAAATCTGATTCTAAAAAAATTTCAGGCAAATTACCCATAACGCTAGTAAAAAAATCACCCAAAAGGAACCGTTGCGATGTCTGTGCAGTTGGTCGCGCAATATTCAAATATGCATCAGTTAGTGTGCTGAAAACAACCCTAAAGTTCACACCTATTGACCATCTTCCAGTTTCAGGAATAGCAACAGGAACGGAACGAATTAAATGCCATGACGGTACATCCGAACCACCAATGAATACAGTGTGCGACCCCTCGTTCCCTGTTACACGATCAAAAGGATCAACAAAATTAAAAACTGATGTGACCGAATCTGGTGAAACTTTGGTTAGAACTGTTTGTAGATACAATGTGCAATTCTTTGTCGCCCTGACCCACATGAAAGATTCAACATAATCGTTCCCATCTACGTCTGTTGTGATGGCATATTGTGATGGGATGGGAAATACTGCACCAACCGTAGTTGCCGCTGTAGTTATGTTGGCATTAGTTTTTGCGTAACTAAAAGTTGTTGTTGTTGGGACAACAGTAATCGTGTATGTTCCGTTATAAACGGCATTTGCCATTCCAGAGACCGCGACACTGTCCCCTACGGAAAAGCCATGATCATATTGCGATGTTAATGTCACAACATTTGATGTCAATACAGCATTAACGATAGCAACGGATGAATGATAATTAAAACGAACATAATTTTCGCTACTTGAAGGGGTTAACTTAAGTGAACCAAAATCTGAATCTAAATATATCGTAGGGTCAGTTGCAATAGTTCCGTTGCTTGTCCACAGATCATCAAGGTTGTTGGCAACAAAAGCACCTTGCTCTAAAAATATTCTTTCTGACTCATCAATAAAGTTGTAAGCGGTACCCATTGTTACACTGTCGCTATCGTTGTGCAATCACCAATAGGTATAACGCCTTTTTCTAAAATCGTTACGCTCAACCCGTTGTCAGAAGCAAAAGTTGTACTTCCATTAATACTCACGTCTAAAGACGAAACATATTTGACACCAACCACCTTTGAAGCAATAGTTGTTAAGTAGAGGTGATTGATGCTTGATGAAAAATCCCAGCCACTTATAGACAAATACGATTCAATCGCCTCCGAAACGGCAGTACCGACAGACGCAGTGTCATAGTTGGACTCCACCACCACGGTGCAAGCAACATCAACATTAAAAGTGTTCATATCATGCATGTAGACGTTAAGACCAGCAACAACACGTTTCCCAACTTCTGTTCTGATCCCATCTTTTGTTGCGAGACTAATAGCAGCACCAGTTGAGTCACAGAGAGAAATTGTTACAGCGCCACCAACATCCGATGTCGCAAAAAGCATCCCGCTAGCCAAAACCACTGCACCAACCGTGGTCGCCGCTGTGGCTATGTTGCTGTTAGTTCTTGCATATCTAAAAGTGGTTGTTGTTGGTACAGCCGTAATTGTGTATGTTCCGTTGTAAACAGCGTTCGCCATTCCAGACACAACCACGCTGTCGCCTATAGAAAAGTTATGGTCATAACGAGATGTCAATGTCACAACATTAGACGTCAACACGGCATTAAGAATGTCATTTTCTTTTGCTTGTGTAAGGTCATAAACTTTGTAACGACTTACCGTTGGGTAATTTACCGCAATATAGTTCGTCAACTGCGACGCCGTGGTGATGGCGCTACTCAGAGAGCCAAGATAGGTTACTGCGCGATTAAAATACTCCACATCTGTTTCTGTGTCCGTTCCAACGCTTTTTAAAACATTCATAGTTACAGACAGAATGTATGGTGTGCTTGAAACAACAGTAAGGTTTGACGGAACTGGAATATCTGGGTATACGGATGGGTCAACAGCAACGACTTCCACCGTTCCGGTTGTATCGCCCTCATCAATTCTTACGTCGTTTTTTGTCTCATACAGATACTGTGTCAGAACATTGTTGGAGTCATAAACATCGTAAGAAAAAATTGTTCCTGACGAGATGGTTGCACCAGTGTTGATTGAAAGTTCAATCTCTACAGTCGCTGTTGACGCGGTTGCTTCTATTCTCGTGAAACCCATCAGGTTGAGCAATCCTTCCATGAGACCATCAGGAAGAGCATTAATCATGGCTATCAAACTTGCTGTTGAATGAGACATAGCCTCAAGTAGTGCATTTTCAATAGTTCCAACCCGTGGGGAGAACTCTGGCAGAGCAATCTGCGCATATTCAACGGCGTCGTTGTATACGGTCTCTGTAGTTTTATTATTGATTGTTAGATCAATATATTGGGCAAAGTTTGGTGAAGCCATTATCGGTTTATCCGTTCAAATTTGATTGATAAATTAGATGTTCCTGTATTATCTGTAACAACATTTACATCGGTTACTAATATTTCTGGAATTAATTTACCGATTTCTTGTCCCACCTTACCTGTTTGTCTTAGATCAAAAGTTGGGTCATTTGTTCCATAAAAGGTTGATATCGGCAGAGAATTTGGCTCAATCTGTATTGCATACCCAATTAGCGTTGCATAATACTCATCCGACCCATCTTCAATGGTTTCCATCTGAAAAGATGTTTTTGTAAACCGCAACGGCAAACGAATAGTGTTCATAACGAGCCCACAATCACACCTTCATCAAGCGAGTCATTCAATAGTACAACAAGAACGCGTGCCCCAACCGCTGGCAGCGTGAGCGTTTGGCTGTACACACCAGAAATATCTGTTGTTGTGGCAGACAACGAAACACCTGTTATGACACTTGATCCTGAAACAGTCCCTGAAGTTGTCGTAATTGTCTGCTTTACTGGTGTCGTCACGGGGAAGGTGAACGGAGCCATAAACTTGTACGGACCAAGTTGTGCATCAGAATTCAATGCCGCTATTTTGACGAACCCAGTTCGCGTACCATCGTTTTTCGCTGTGAGGACACCCAAATGTATTGAAGAAAACGAAGCGTTAACCCCAGCCGTTGAATCAACCCGGTCCATTCCATCCATGGAATCGCCACCAATTGTCATGCTCATACTTTTAGCCTCCACCAATCACTGTTGTCTCTGATACCTTTTTGTCAATCTTCTTTTTGTCCTCGGGTGAAATCTTGTCCAGAGTAGCAAAAGATATCTTGACTGGTTCGGGGACGCCATACTGATACGCAACGGAAGTAATCAGATAGGCGGTTGTGTCAAAACCTTTAATCCCATAGACAACTACTGTCATACCTGCTCTAATATTGTAGGCACTGCCAACATTTTGCTCATATTTGTCCCCAACCCATATATTGGCTGAGCCTTCTGACTCTTTGGGGCTATCCATTGATCTGCGCATTTCAGGAACTTCGGTCAAAAAGAAGTTCATTTTTTCGTCGTTTGGATACTTCAACGGTATGTAATAAAGTGGGCGAACTTCCTCCTTCCCACCAGCGGTCGTGAAAGTGTACGCCTCGGTTTTCTCCACACCCCAACGACCAATGAGCCAATTAGGAGAACCGTAATACAGTGTAGGTACAGCAGTTTTCGCACCCTCGGGTATGGCATACATTACGAAGCACAGATACTGAAGATCCTTAGCCGAACGAACTAAAACGTCATAAACCGATTCTTTGTTTTTTTCTGTTTTAACTTTAATTGTTGTCGTTTTGATACCCGTTGGTTGCTGACCCATAAACCCTAAGCCAAACTTTTTTGCGACCTTTTGCGCGAATTCGTAAGCAGTCGTGGATTTGAGCGCCTGCGGTTTTTTGTCCATTTTCATTCGCTGAATTGCTTCAGTCCGTAATTCCAACTTTATTTTAAAATGCTCACCTTCGCCGTTGGATATTTCATGACTAGCAATCATGTATCGCTCCGTCATTGTCCCATCAAAGAAATCAACTAGGTTGCCAACAGCGAAATAGTTGTTATTCCACATAGCCAATTTCTCGTCAACAAGTTCAACGGTA